TCTGCTGGTTCTGAATCCTCTTCACGATAAGGCTTGAAGCCACCAGTCTTATTGATGATACGCTTAATGGCACGCTTGTGCCGCATTCGTGCGGCATCGGCTGAGCCTATCTCCAGAGTCTTGGCGATATCGTCAAACTCCATTGATTCAGCATAGCGGTAGTAGAGTATGAGCCGGTCGTCTTTACTCAACTGCCAATATGCTGAGTCAATTTCTATTAGCATGACCATGAGGTTGCCCCCCTCTGACGGGGCAGTTGGCCTACCTGGACGACCGAGGTTTAGCTTCTGAGTAATGTTCATCTCATTACGAATGACAGCAGGGAGCAGTGCTTCAACCATATCTGCTTCGTAAAAAAATAGATCTGATGTTTCGTAACCGACAGACTTCGCCTTCCAATGTTGACAATAGTCTAGCGCTTGGTTACGAAGGGAGCGATAGATGAGATTCTTTGCGTCCTTCTCACCTATCGCTTCCCACTCATTTAGTTTGTTAGGGTGTTCAACGAACCATTGGTAGAGTGATTGCTTGATGTCGTCCAACTCTACCATATCATACTTCCTATGGTATTCAGCAGACACAGCGACTACGATATAGTCCCACTTATCAATGCGTTCCCAGTCCATTATAATTTTTTCACCCATATCTGCTCGTTGGCTTCTATAATTTCCAGTTCGTCATCGTGCGACCAGCAAAAGAAATTGATTGCTTCCTTAGGTTCATACCTCATGCCCTTGTCGTTAGTCCAAGTATAGTCATCAAATGCAAGTATCCCACCTGGCTTGAGCAAACGCCAAGAATATACGGCATCTTTTATAACACCAGCAGCAGTATGATCTGCGTCAATATAAATAAAGTCATATGTATTAGCACGACGTTCCGTTAGGAATGTTTCAGTGTATGCCTTGTGACTGCGGACATTAGGATAGTGTTGAGTCTTTTCACGATATGTCCTGTGGACATCAGCAAAGTCTATGTCTTTATGCGCCTCCTCATCGGAGCCTTCCCAAGAATCCACATCATCTAGCGTAGAGTTCTCGCCAGTCAATACATTATCTAGCAACCACACGCTAGCGTCACCAGTGAATGTGCCTAGCTGAAGGAATTGTAACCCTGGCTTACCAGCATACGGAAGTAAATGCTTCTCAAAGTTTGGCTTAGCATACGGGATAAACCAATTAGGATATTCAGCCATTAGCCCCACACTTTCCCGTTCACTACGAACGAGCCGTCCTTATTTATTGGAACAATCTGTGGAGTAACTACATTCCCATCTACATACAAGATACCAAAGCCTTGTTGCCAAGAAAACAACCCGGCCTTTACATACTTGGCTTCCTTGTATGACATAAGATTGCCGACTTCCATACCCCATACTGTGTGGCCTTTGCCACCATCATATGATTGTGTGAAGTGAGTCAAGCCCATGCGATGTGTGTGACCGCAGACAACAGACATACCAGCCTTCTTGGCCAAGCCAAGCGCTGTCATGCCACCAGTATGGTTCATAGATCCTTCGTCTCCATGTAGGAGAATCCAACCAGGCGCAAGGTTAAATGGTTTGCGGTGGTAGGTAATACCCAACTCATCTAACTTGAGAAAGTTCTCAAGATCTAATTCAGGTAATCCCAATAACCCAGGTGTTCGTAGCATTACAGTATTAAACAACCTGTCGGTATGATTACTTCTAATCATGTGGTCTATTTGCAGGGACTCTAATACTCTGACAGTCTCATCCCTATCACGCCCAATACTTTTCTCGTATTCTAATGGCGTTCCCTTTGCCCACTTACTAATGGTCTGCATGTCCATCTCGTCACCCACAGATACCACCATGTCAGGCTTGAATGCCTTGATGAACTTGGCTAAGTTAGCAACCGCACGTTTGTCGTGGTACGGTATCTGAAGATCTGATACGCAGACTATTGTTTTCATTTATTCCACTGTCCTCTCAGGACTAGCAACCCAATGATGGCATAGTTAGCCATGTCTTTGAATGAATCTTCCAATGGTTCATGTTGTGGTGTACTTTCATTCTTGTCGTATAGATTATTTATACGTGCCAACTTATCGTGCATTCGCACACGCAATCCATTGACAGCACCGCCTGGTGAGGCGGAGATATTGAGTGGCCCATAGTCTTTATGCTTACTCAACAATAGACTTTCTAGTTCCCTGAATGTTTCTCGGACAGACTTTTCGAAGTTAGTAACGGGAATCGTAACGTCACGTGAAGATGAGTCTGGGTTCTGTTTATACCAGTCATGTCCAGCCCCTGATTTTTTAGGTAGGTTATAATCTGCCATACTTCTTCATCCTCTATTCTCTTGATTGTCATCTAAGAACATCCTCAGTTTCTTGTCAAAGTCAAACATTTCATTCTTCACGGCCAGGTCTTGCACTATCTCGCCAATTATATCGGGCGACATCTCAGCAGTAAACAATGTCATGTATGCTGATTGAATAATACTATCAGCTTCTTTGATATTCCCTTGCTGTAGTTGGTCATACAAGCAACGGAGCAGCGAACCTATCATGAGTTTATACCCATTAGGCAATATCAATGCTGGGTCAAATGGCTCGTCATCACCTTCCAATAAATGATCTGATGCTTCAAATACATTCTGGAATATCTCCCCGCATTCGGGGCATCTGGGTGTTTCTTTTTCTTTATCCATTTAACTTAGCCTTTTCTCTAATATAATCCACTCCGTATTTGACATAAGCAGAATTGACATCTTCCCCATCGGCGAATTGAACGATAGTAACTGGCAGTTCTCGAGCCAAGCCTCGGGCAAACTCTGTACCCGGCTGGTCTCCATCAGCAAATACGTATACCCGCTCGAAGTCTGCGAGTAATCTGGTGTAGTGTTTCTTCCAGCTGTTAGCACCAGGAACACCAACGCATGGTATGCCAACGCATGCTGACAGGGTGAGAGTATCTAGTTCTCCTTCGCATACACCAATCCATTCACTGGCCTTCTCAATATCTAATACGTTATACATCTTTGTCTCAGCACCAGTCAAGCCCATATACTTAGGTTCAACTGCTGGATTAAGCGAGCGGAAACGAAGATCAACAACACCACTCTTAGTAATATATGGAATCGAAAGCCTTCCAACATACGCTTCATGTCCTGGCTCAGGCTCCACGACTACGCCGAATCGCGCCAGCCGTGCTGCTTCTGGAGTTATACCCCGACTTCTTAGGTAGTCGTAGGCCTGCGAGATGTTTCCCGCGTACTTCTCCGCTGCTTTCCCCAGTAATTCTTTCTGCAAATTGTTTTGCTTCATGGATACTTAGTCCTTCCTTTCTGCCAATAATCTGCAGAGAATTTCCAGACATTCCGCACGCAAAGCAGATATAGATTTGTTCGTTGAGGTTCGCGCTACCAGACTGATGTGTATCGTCATGGAATGGACACTTGAGGTTGACTTGTCCGTTCGTTCTAGTAAGTCTAGCTCCATAATATTCTAGCACCGCTTTCATTAATGGTAGGTCATTTGTCAAATAGATCACCCAGTCTAAAGACGAGGTAAGAATCTGATACAGACTTACCGCGAGCCTTGATTACTACTGCTGGGAGGACTGCTTCTTCTTTAAGTCCTCTTGCTTTTGCATAATTCTTTGCTTCAACTTGAGCCTCTTTGTTCCAACCAGAGAGGTCAATACGATTTCCTGCACCCGGCGCTTTGGCTTCGAGGATTCCGATGCTCCCGAGGAAGTCCTCAGATATGGCAACATCTCCCTCGTCGTTTTTTCCAGCCCTTGCCAAGCGTTCTGCAAGATATCCACGAGCACGGAACCAATCTCTGACTTCGACTTCATAACTTGCTCCCCTACGTTTGTGTGACTTACGGCTCGTCATGGTATGCCACCAAACCCATAATGTCACGGTAGGCATATATCAAACCTTTTGTGTACTCATGATTGCGGATTAACTTGTCACAGTTAGGACACTTGGTAAGACCAGTAGCATCCTCCTTGAGTACTTCTTGGTGCAGTTGCACCTTGCGATTAAGAGCAGCGATAAGTTCTTGACTATTCATCTTTCTTCTTAATCTCCCATCCTTGTTTCTCAAGATCTTGTATTATTTTATCAGCCATATATCCTGGCGAGTTAGGTAGCAGTTCCTGCCATCTATCCCATAGAATTGTGTTTAGTATGGAGTATGGAGTTGAGTCAGTCATTTAAGCTGTCTACCTTAATCTGACCATCAACTATTTTTACTTTATCTAGCAAGATTGCTTTGCAAAGCATCTCAACATATGTAGCTAGATTGCCAACGGAATCTAATAATTCATCTCGTGTCATGCGTTCTCCGGTATGTCTTCGACGAACATATACTCAGGATTAAAAGCGACCCAAGTCATCAGCGTTCCGTTTGCGTCTGCTCTTCCATATCTATTCTTGACAGGAGCAACGCACATAGATGTGCCGACCACACCGAGCGTGCATATGAGCGCAGGAAGTTGCGCAACCTTACCTTGGATTGCACTCCGAGGCTGGCATGGTGTACCTGCAATAGCCTCAGAAGTGTGGTGTAGTACGATAACCGCAGCATTGGTGGCACGTGCAAGATACTTCAACTCCTTCATGATTGCTCGCATAGAAGCAAACTCTTCGCCACCATCGGTGGCTACGTCCATAAGATTATCTACAATGATACACGTTGGTGGGCAACCCCACAACTCTTCGAATGCTTGAACTTCTTCATCAATATCTTGGAGGGTAGGGCTTGAATCAAACGACCACACAATATGTGAACTCTTTGTAAGTGTTGCTTTAGTCCAACCAATGTCAGCCTTGAGTAAATGTTCTACATCTGTCTGGCTCTTGCCAGATATCATAGA